TTAGTTGATAATTATTATAATGATGATTATAAAAAATTATATTTGATATTTATTAAACATTTTATTTTTTATTTAAATATTATTTCTAATTTATTTATTTCTTATTTTTTTATGTTTTTAATATTATTTAAAGATTGTTTAAAAATAAATAATTATATTATTTTAATTTATTTTTTAAATTTTATTATTAAATTATATAATTGTTGGTATCAATCAATATATATCAAAACAAAAATAAATTATTATTTTTTGATTTTAGAAATATTACCTTTGATATTCATAAATATTTATACTGGTATATACTATTTCTATTTAGTAAATATTAGTAAATTATTATTTTATTTATATTATATTTAAAACATATCTAAATATAATTTAATAATAAGTTATTAAACATATTATTATGGCAGATATTCAACTTGCTTCAAAAAATCATATAGACGAATATTTAACCGAAGACCCTGAAATTAGTTTTTTTAGACCAAATTATAAAAGATTTTCTAATTTTTCAATTGAAACTGTAAAATTAAATATTGAAGGAATAAAAAATTTTGGTTCTGATAATTTTATTAAATTATACAGAGACCATGATATGATTAATAAAATATATTTACAAATTACATTACCTCAATTAAATGCTAAGTCAAATAATCCTGTTTGGGTACCCAATGTTGGACATAAATTAATTGAAGAATCAGAACTTGTTATTGGTGGTAAATTAATTGATAAACATAATAGTGTTTGGAATGAAATATATCAAAATCTTACATTACCAAATTCTAAAAAAGAAGGTTATACAAATATGATTGCTCATAATGGAACAAGTAGTGCTGTTTTTTCAGGAAGTTTAACTGTAGATACTGGTTTAAATATTACTACAGTCGGGCAAAATAATATAGTTTCTGGTTCAATTACTAAAACAAATATAGATATTTTTAGAACAGGTGTTTCATCTATTGATGATTACAAAATTATTCTTACAGAAAGCCAAGGTATTTTTGTTTCTTGTTCATTTACCAGTAGTTCAACATTTAGAACAACAACGGGAAATATACCTTTATCAAGTGGTTCTATTACAAATATTACACTATTAGATTCTTCTGGAAATAATATTAAAAATTATGATAATACTAATAGTGTTATTAGTTTATCATTTAATCAAACAAATAATATAAATTTAGATTTTAATGGTTGTGTAGTTGGAGATTATGTTATACCTGCAAAAACTTTATATATTCCATTTAATTTTTTCTTTAATAAATTTACAAATCATTCATTACCAATTATTGCATTACAATATCACGATGTTAAAATAAAATATAAAATAGAAAATTTTTCAAAATTAATTACAAATGATGCATATTATCAAGGATTATTACCAAATACTTTAGATGTTCAAGCATTTGGAGATTATATTATATTAAATAAACAAGAAAGAGAAAAAAATTATTTTAATCCTCATCATTTAAATATTGAATATTTACAACATTTTGGAGAATTACGTATTGATTCGGGGATTAATCATCAATTTAGTGTTGCATTACATAATTGTGTTAAAGAAATTTTTATTGTGGCAATTAAAGATAATAATGTATTTGGTGATTTTTCTGTTAATAATACTTCACCAATTGAAAATATTGAATTTTTATGTAATGGATTAACAAGATTAAAAAATACAGATTCAAAATATTTTAATTTAGTTCAAAAATACCAACATCATACTTCTTGCACACCAAATAAATTTATATATAGTTATTCATTTGGTTTAGAACCTGAAAAAGAATTATCCACGGGAACATATAATTTTTCAGCAATTGATAATTTTAAAGTTAAATTTAAAATGAATCCAAATTTTGGAAGCGGAAAAATTATGATATATGCAACATCATTTAATAGATTATTAATTCAACACGGTATAACAGATATAAAATTTACATTTTAATTTATAATTATTATGGAAATACCATTTACTGAAAAATTTAGACCTACTGAATTTAATGATATATATAATAATAATAATATAAATGTTATTCTTCAAAATTGTTTAGAAAAAAAGGATATTCCTCATTTTTTATTTCACGGAAATAGTGGTAATGGTAAAACAACATCTGTTAGATCATTTTTAAAGAAATTATATAATAATAATAATAATTCCAGTAATAATAATATTTTATATTTAAATGCAAGCGATGATAGAGGTATTAATATTGTTAGAGAAAAAATTAAAACATTTTCTAAATTAAGTACATCAAATGATTGTATAAAAATTATTGTTTTAGATGAAGCAGATAATATGACTTATGATGCTCAATCAGCATTAAGAAGAATTATGGAAATTTATAGTAAAAATACAAGATTTATAATAGTATGTAATTTTGTTAATAAAATTATAGAACCAATTATATCAAGATGTTGTATTATTAAATTTAATTCTCTTACAAATCAGCAAATTGATAAAATTATTAATAATGTTGAAGAAAAAATGAATTTTCATTTAGATAATAATATTAAAAATTATATAATTAAAGAAACAAATGGAGATGCAAGAAAAACATTAAATATACTTGAATTTTTATATTATATATTTTATAAAGATAATGCACAAAATATAAATAATATAGATATAATAAATAAATTAAATGATTTAACAGGTAATATTGATGATGATAGTTTTAAAAAATTAATTACTGATATTGAAAATAGTTCCAGTAATGAATTATCTATATTAATTAGAGATTTTATAAACCAAAGTTATGATACAAATAAAATAATTAAAAGATTTATAAAACATATTTTTGATTTACAAATTAATAATGATATTAAAAATAATATGATTTCAAAATTTCATAATTTATTAAGAAAAATTTATGAAGGAACACCAGAGGATTTTGCTATAAGAAATGTTATATATCAATATAAATTTTTATATCATAATTACATTTAATTATTATATTATTAAAAATATTTTTTGAAAATATTTTTTCTAAAACTATTATATAACAAAAATGGGTGGTGGATTAATGCAATTAGTCGCTTATGGCGCTCAAGATATTTATTTAACTGGTAATCCTCAAATTACTTTCTTCAAAGTAGTTTATAGAAGACACACTAACTTTGCAATGGAATCTATTCAACAAACATTTAATGGTAGTGCTGATTTTGGAAACAAAGTAACTGCTACTATTTCAAGAAATGGGGATTTAGTTCATTCTATGTGGGTTCAAGCAACAGTTCCCGCAGTAGTTGGTACTACTACACAAGCAGTATGGCAATCTAATGTTGGTCATAGATTATTAAAAGAAGTAGAAGTAGAAGTTGGTGGTCAAAAAATCGATAAACATTACTCAGATTGGTTAGAAGTATGGTCTCAATTAACTGTTCCTACTGAAAAAACATCAGGTTATGATTCTATGGTTGACCAAACTGATTTAACTAATTCTACTTTTGCTGCTGTAACTACTGCAGATACAACTGAAGCAGGAGCTGCTTCAACTAATGATGTAACAGTAGCACAAGATGATGGCATTGATTTAGGAATTGGTGATTTTTCAATTCAATTTGATACAGATGCAAATAATGATATATCTGCTGTTGGAACTGCTATTACTTTTGCTAATGCTAAAATTAATGATGCAAGAAATGGTGATGCAAATGTAGCAAATGGTTCAACTGCCGCTTTTGCAAATGGTGTTTTAACTATTACTTTAAAAGGCACTGTTAATGGTGTTGTAAATCAACCATTATTAACTACTGCAGGAGTAGCAGCAACAATCACTGTTTCCAGAAATGCAGTTACAGATAAATATCAAATTGCTTTTTCAGGTGCAGTTACTGATTCTTCAAGTGCAGCAAAACAATTACATGTTCCTTTACAATTTTGGTTCTGTAGAAATCCAGGTTTAGCATTACCTTTAATTGCTTTACAATATCACGAAGTCAAAGTTAATTTAACTTTCGAAACCTATGCAAACTGCAAAACATCAGTAAATGGAACTTCATCTGCTTCATTATCTAATGTTGCTTTATGGGTTGATTATATCTACTTAGATACTGATGAAAGAAGAAGATTCGCACAAGTATCTCATGAATACTTAATTGAACAATTACAATTTACTGGTGATGAAACTGGTAAGACTGTTGCTGCTTTAAGATTAAATTTTAACCATCCAGTTAAAGAATTAGTCTGGGTTGGAACTACTTCAAATGCAGGTGTTTATAGTGGTAATTTATCAAACGCCAAATTACAATTAAATGGACACGATAGATTTGCTGAAAGACCAGGTGATTACTTCAATAAAGTTCAACCTTATCAACATCATACTAATATTCCATCAGGTAATGTATATGTATATTCATTTGCATTAAAACCTGAAGAACATCAACCATCAGGAACTTGCAACTTCTCCAGAATTGATAATGCTACTTTACAACAAACTTGGAGCTCTGCACCTACTAATATCAAAGTATTTGCTGTAAATTACAATGTATTAAGAGTTATGTCTGGTATGGGTGGTTTAGCATATTCTAACTAAATTAATTTTAAATTATAAAAAAATTGATATAATAAATTTTTAGAATTTATTATATATTATATCCTATGACAGGGAAAAAAACAAATAATAAAAATAATACGTCTCATAAAATTGAGAAAAAATCTAATAAAATAGTTAAAAAAACTAATAAAAAAGTTAAAAAACAAACACAAATTTATTTAAATAAAATAAGTAATGAACATTGCTCCAAATGTAGCAAACCTTTAAAAATTTATGCATTAAATACTAATACAGTATTATGTGATATTTGTTTTCATAATATGAATTTATATTATAATTATTTATACGATTTAGATTTAAATCCTACTTTTTGTAGAGATACAGAATTTGAATATCAAGATTTTATTGGACCAAAGGTTGAAGAATTTGAAGAATTACCTGAATGGTGGAATAATAATGACTTATCTAATTTATCCGTTCAAGATATTTATTAATAAAAAAATTGATTTTTTTATTATAAACTTAATAAAATATTATTATTACTAATGGGTCTTGATCAATGGATATACTATTATGATGGAAATCAACCACATTCAAAAGTTAATTTTTCAATAAATGGTGAATCTAAAGAACTTTTTTATTGGAGAAAACATTATAAATTAAATGAATATATGTTAAAATTATATCAATACTATGGAGGAATAGAAGAATTTAATTGTAAAAAAAATTGGTTAGGAATTGAAAATATTAATAATTTAAAAGAAGAAATTTTAAATAATAAATTATTTGATGATGAATTAAATTTAGAAGATAATGAAAATCAAAAAAAAGAAGATTTAAAATTTTGTGATTTAGCAATTAAAAAAATAGAAGAAAATTTTCAAATTTATTATACTAATTGGTGGTAAATAATTAATTTATATAAATTATTATTTTAATTTTTTATTTACAAATTCATAAGTATAAAAATAAACCATCATACCAGGAATTGTTCTTAAAACTCTTAATGTTACACCTTTATAAAATGATTTAATTCCTTCATTTTTATACATCTTTTTATAACAATCAGTAACACCATTATATTTTTTATCATAATTACTTTGTAATCTTGTTTGAACTGCATCAATTGGATTATTTAATAACGCTCCTAAACTTCCTGCAACTCCTCCAATTAATGCACCATCAATTGGTTTTTTTTCATATTTTTTATTTTTTTTTGTTTTAATATTTAAATAATTCTCCATTAATGATGCATATATGAAAAATCGTGTCCCTTGACTCATACATTCTTTCATTATTCCATTTGAAGCTCCATTATAATATGATTTGAAACCAACATTTTTTATAAAATCTTTATTTAATTCAATAAAATTAATTTTTGAATTTTTATTTGAATTAAATAAACTAATTTTATAAACTTTTAAATTTTCTGCAGGAACACCTATTAATAAACCACTCATAAAACCTGCAGTTAATCCTCCAAATAAATAACTTGTTTTTGATGAAAAATAATTTTTATAAAAATGACTTGAACTTTCAAATGTTGTAAATTGTATTGTTGTTCTAGGAACGTTAAAATATAATAAATTACTCAAACCTTTATAAAAACCAGATATTCCTTGTTTTTTAAATGTATTTTTAGCAATTTGTAAAATATTATTATTTTGATTAATTTTTAATTGTTGTTGTGTTTTTAAATATTCACTTGGATAAATTGATATTAATGATGCAGGTCCTGCCAATGCACCAGATAACATATTTACATAAATTTGATTACCAGAATAATTCATTATATATTTAATATAAATTATTATTTATGTTATAATCAATTTTATAATTATATAATAAAGTTTTTAATTTATTATATATTATAATATGGAAATTATAACAAATTTTTATCAAAATAATTATAATGAATATCTTTTGAATATTCAAAATAATTTTTTAAATTTATTAAATAATAGTTTAAATATGAAAATTAATAGCGATAATAATTTAATGTTAATAATTATTTCTTTAATTTCATTATATTTATTTATTACACTTGGTATTTCATTCGTAAAAAAACTGGTAGAATTTAATGTGTTATTATTTATTAGTGTATTTGCTATGAATTTTTTTAATAAAAAAGAAGTAATTGTTGAAGATACAAATTTATGGAGTAAATTTTGGTAATATAATTTTATATTTTAATATAAAAAATTTTTTATATTAAATAAATAATGAGTGAAAATGATTATAAACGTTTTGATACAAATGAAATAAGAAAATCAATTGATGAAATTAAAACTGTTATGGTAGATAATGTATCAAAATTATTTGAAAGAGGGGAAAAAATAGATGTAATTATAGATAAAACAGATGATTTACATAGTGAATCAATTGTATTTAAAAAGAAAAGTAATACTTTAAAAAAGAAAATGAAATATAAAAATATTATTCTTATAACAATATTAATTGTATTATTAATTATAATTGGATTAGTTATATTTTTTGCATTATGTAATTTTGATTTTTCTAATTGTAAAAAATAATTATAAATCTAATGATTTAATAAATTTTTTTAATTTTAGAATTTCTTGTTGTTGTTTTTCAATTAATTCATTTTGTGATTTAATTGTTTCTCTTTGTGTTTTTAAACTTTTTTGTATTTTAATATCATCTGGTGTAATTCTACGAAAAAAATGAGTTTTTATCAATTTATTTTCTTTATTTGTATAATATTTTTGAACACTCCAATTAATTGGCTTACGAGGGTTTTGAGGTAATTCATTACTTAACACTACATATTCATTACCTTTTACTTTTAATAATCCACCAGGATAATATTGCTGTTTTCCATCTCTATATGCAATATATCTTATATGTGTATTTAATGGAACATCGTTAATATCTTCTACTTCTTCATAATTTTCTAAAGCCTTAATTATATCATCTTTTGTTAATTTTTGTCTTTTTGTAACTTTGGGTTTAACATAATTATCTTTTGATATATTTATAGTTTCCTTTAATTTTTTTTTATTAGAACTCATTATATATACTATTAATAATAAAAATTGAATTTAAATATTTAAATGTAATTTAATTTAGTAATTCATAATGGAACTTGACATATATATTTCTTCAATAAATAATATATTGAAAAAATACAAAAAGAAAAGTACATTAAATAATAAAATTCATGAAGAAACAATAAAATTTTATATAAATTCATTAAAAAAAAATGAATCCAAAGAAGAAATTAATAATATTGTTGATTTAAATAATATTCCTATTCCAGAATATAAAGAATATAAAAATAAAAAAAAGGAAATTAATATTAATAAAAAAAAAATAAATGATTCGTGTAATGCATTAGAATGGAGTCCAAAAGGGAAAAAAAATAAATGTATTCGTGAAAAAGAAAATGGTAGTGAATTTTGTAATTTACATATTAATTATCGTCCATATGGCATTTATGAATGAAATATATATAATATAAACCTTGTAAAAAACAATCTGCTAAATCATCTTTCTTTTTAGCATCATAAAAAATATTTTTAAAATCTGGATATTTTTCTAATAAATTTTTAGTATATTCAACCGCTAAACTTTTTGTTAATTTGTATTTTGTTTTAGAAGAACTTCCTTTTAAAACACTTATTGAATTATCTTTTTCCATTTTTAATTTATTACTTGGATTAATATATTTTATTGCTTGAATAATACTATTTGTTCTATTTTTATCAACAATTCCTCTACATAAGAAATAATTATATAATGATTCTGATATAGTTTTCATTCTTGGATTTCTTAAAACTGGTTGATTTTCAATTATAACATAATCTACATTTAATAATTCTGGTAATTTATCTAATCTTAACCATAAATTTAATTTAATTTCATCAATATTAGTATTGTTGAAATTATTTAATTTAATTTTATTAACTTTTATTAATTTTGAATGATTATTTTTAAAAGTTTTATGATGTGTTTTACATAACAATATATTTTCTGTATTTTCAATATTAGGTATATCTGTAAAATTATCTTTTTTTAATTTATAATTTATTTCTATTTTTTTTACTTTACAATTATTATAACAACATTTCATATTATCAATAATTTCTTGTTCTTCAAATATATTTTCAAATATATTTTCTTTAGAAACAATTTTTGAATGTTTTGAACAATAATTATTATTTAAAACAGTATATGTTGCTGGTTTTTTACATTGTTGAGTTTCATTTACTTCTTTAATTGATAAATCATTTTCATTTAAGTTTAAAATTGCTTTTTTACTTTTCTTTTTTTTAATTTCATCAATATATTGACATTCTTTTTCTATATTAAAATCTTCCATTAAATTTATAATTCTCCAATCTATTATTTTAATTTTATCTGTATTTATATTTGTTAAACTATTTTTATCATCTTTCTCTTTTTTTTTAACTTCTTTTTTATTTAAATTTTCTAAATATTCATTTTCAACATCTAATATTATCATTGCTAAATTTTTTACTCCTACATCAAATGAAAGCACTCTCATAAAGATTATATATATTTAAATTTTATATATAAATTTTTATATTAAGAAATATTAAATTAAAATAAAGAAAAAAAATAAATGAATGATATATAAGGACTTAAAAATGCGTATATATATTATTTTAATATTCTACATTATATTTAAAAATGGATGAATTAGATATTGAAAGAAATGCTTTTAGAGATGATGATGATTTCGAAAACGCAGATTTTCAAAATACTAAATTAAATGGTTTAGGAGAAGAATTTTTTATAAATGAAAATAGAAAAAAATCAGGATACACAAGTGATAATAATAGCGATAATGATAATTATAATAATAGTAATAATAATAGTAATAATAATAATGATGATTATCCAAGTAATTTCTCAGATAATAATAGTGAAAAAATAGTATCTCCTCAATTCCATCAACAAAGGTCTCCTGCAAGACCTAATATTAATGAAAATTTATATGATGAAGAACCAAGACAAGAATATAGAGAACCACAAAGAGAATATTTATCTCAAGAAGAAGAATTACAACAAAAAAAACAATTATTATATCAATTTGAAAGATTAGAAAAGAAGGGTGTTCCAGTAAGAAAATTTAATTTAAATAGTGATTTAAATGAAATGAAATGGGAATATGAAAGAATTAAAAACCAAAGAGATACTGATAAAGCAATTGGAACATATCGTAAAGGTTTAGTTGTATTTACAAATGTTGTTGAGATTTTAAATTCTAAATTTGACCCATTTGATGTAAAATTAGATGGTTGGTCAGAAAGTATTTATGATGATATTGAAGAATACGATGATGTATTTGAAGAATTACACGATAAATATAAAGGAAAAGTTAAAGTTGCACCTGAATTAAGATTATTAGGTTTATTAGCAGGTAGTGGTTTTATGTTTCATTTCCAACAAGCATCATTAAAAAATTCTAAGATTCCTGGTGCAGATGAAATTTTGAAGAGCGACCCTGAATTAATGAAACAATTTCAAAAAGCCGCTGCAAATAGTGATAGTTTCAAACAAGCACAACAAAATTCTATGGGTTCAAATCCAATGATGAATATGATGAGTGGTCTATTAGGAGGTGGCGGTGGCGGCGGCTTAGGTGGTTTAATGGGTGGTTTAATGGGAGGTGGAAATAATAGTTCTGGTGGAATGACAGAACAATTTTCACAAGCAGCACCTGCAGAACCAAAAGAGTATAAAAGACCAGGAATGGAACCACCACAATTAAATATTAATGATTTATTAGGTGGTCATTCAAGAGATGATGTTAAAAGTGTTGATATGACTGAGTTAAATGATGATGATAGAATTTCAGATGTTATTAGTTTAAGTGGTGTTGATTTTGATGAAGA